CCACCTTCGAAGGCGGCCCGTGGCGCGGCGCGGTGGACATCGTCACTGCGGGCTATCCGTGCCAGCCGTTCTCCGTCGCGGGCAAGCGCCGGGGCGCGGACGACCCGCGCCACCTCTGGCCACATGTCGCGCGCATCATTGGCGAGGTCGAGCCGCCCTTCGTCTTCCTCGAAAATGTCGCCCATCATCTCCGCCTCGGCTTCCCCGAAGTCGCCGGAGGACTGGTCGGCATGGGCTACCGCCTTGCGACGGGCCTCTTCACGGCGGCGGAAGTCGGTGCGCCCCACAAGCGCGAGCGGCTCTTCATCCTCGCGCACCGAGCGGACTGCGAACTGGCCGACCCCGCGCGCCTGCTCCGGGACCCGGTCGAGTGGCGGGAACCGGACGGAGCTGCTGCGGCTCTGGCCGACGCCACGGGCGAGCGCCAACGAGAACCGGCAGACGAAACCAACGCCCTCACAAGAAGCAGGCAAGCACGGGATGAACCTGGCGACCTCGGCCGCCATGTGGCCGACGCCGCAGACAGACAGCTTCCGCAGCCGTGGCGGAGACCGAAAGCACGAGAAGGGTCTCGATGGCATGGCCCGGGACTGGCCGACGCCAATGGCAACCGACGGCAACAAACCGAGCGCGGGCAACCGCAAATCGGCCGATCTGACGAGCGCCAGCCAGATGTGGATGACGCCGACGGCGCGGGATCACAAGGACGGGGCGACGACATTGGCGAACACCCCGGTGAACGGCCTGCTTGGCCGCCAGGTCCTGGCGACGCCGACGGCTGGGAGCGATACCTCCGAGCCGCGCCGGACGCTGAACCCAGCATTCGTCGAGGCGCTGATGGGCTGGCCCACCGGGTGGACCGCCTTCGGCTCTGCGGCAATGGCGTGGTCCCACTGGTTGCCGCGCATGCGCTCAGAACTCTCGCAGCTCAATTGCTGGCCGATGGATGAGGCAGTGGTATGAAGCAGTCGCGCCTAATGTCGCTGGTGGAGTCCGTTGCCAATGTGGTTGTGGGATACGGCGTCGCGGTTCTGACGCAGATCCTGATCTTCCCGATCTTCGGGTTGCACACGACGCTGGCGCAGAACCTGAAAATGGGGGCGATCTTCACCGTTGTGAGCATCGCCCGTTCCTTCGCCCTGCGGCGGGTGTTCGAAGCGATCCGGATGCGGAGGTCCAAATGACAAACCGCCGCCTAAAGGGGCGGCGGCATGCTTTGATAAGGCTGGTGCTTCAGGCGGCGGGCAGTTTGTAGACGCGCCCCCGGTCCTCGAACTTCTCAGAGGTCACTTCGAGCCCAAGCTTCTTCTTGAGCGCCCCGGACATCGCGCCTCGAACCGTATGCGACTGCCAGTTCGTGGCGGCCATGATCTCCTCGATGGTCGCGCCGTCGGGTGCGCGCAGCATCGCGATCAGGGTGGCCTGCTTGGTGCCCTCGCGTAGGGTGCACGTCTTCGGTGCTGCATCCTCGGTCGCTTTGGGCTCCGCGCTCTCGGCCTCAATGCCGATGGCGGCAAGGCCTGTGTCGGTCGCGACCAGCGTGACGCCGTGGCCGTCGCCAGTCTCGCGCCAGACGGGCTCGCCTTTGCGCATATTGGCCTCGACCTCTTCGAGGAAGCCTTTGGCGAGCATAGCGCCGACCACCTTGGCGGCGGCCCCGCCGCGCAGGCTGTCGGGTAGCGGTAAGGCGATATGACCGTCGCGTTGGGCTGCGGCGCTGAGAATGATGGCTTGGGTGTCGGTGAGTTTGGTCATCTGTGCCTCCGTGGTTCAGCCGCGCGGAATGCGAGGCTTCTACCGAGGCAAGCCCGCCACTTGGGCGGGCCGTAAGCGGCGCGTGGCTGCTCAGTCGTCGCGCGCGATCAGGGCGAGGAGGACGGCCGCCATGCCGCCTAGGTATTCGCTGCGACGAAACACGATCTCGTCGATCTCGCTCGCGGTGTTGATGCTCGGGTCGACCTGAAGGTCGCTGCCCATGTGCGGCATCAGGCGGGTGGCCTCGAGGTTGTAGCGTTCTGCAAGGGTGCGGGTCATCGGGCTCACTCCGCGTGCTCGCCTTCGCCAAAGGCGCTGTCGGTGATGCGCTTCAAGAGGCTGGCGTAGTGCTCAAGGGTGCCGACATGGCCCCAGTTGATCTCGTCGGGGTGGGCGTTGAAATGTTCGTCACTGAGGCTCTGCAGCCGGGCGAGCATCTCGTCGATCTCGGCTTTCTTGCCGATGAAGGCGTTGAGCGCTGCTTCCTTGTTCCGGGCAGCCTTCTCGGCGCGCAGCTGGTGGCGGGGCGTTGTCTGGGGATTCAGGCGGGTCATCGTGGCGGCTCCGTGGTGAGTTGCATCGTTTTCGTAGGACCACGTTCGCTCTGGTGCGGAGGCTTATCAACTACATAAGCATATGATTTTGAATGATAATCGGAGCGCGGCATGGAGGGTCTGAGCGAGCGCCAATACGCCGCCCGCGTCGGCCTTTCACGCGGGGCGATCCAGAAGGCCAAGGCGAGCGGTCGCGTAGTGCTGTATGCCGACGGCAGCATCGACGCAGAGGCCAGCGATGCGTTGCGCGCTCAAGCCACGGACCCGTCCAAAACCCGAAAAGTGCCGCAGCCAAAACTGAAACCCGTCCCCGAGGCGGCCGTATCCGCCGTTGGCGAAACCCTGCGTGAACAGGGAATGTCTGCCCCGCCGGTGGGCGGTGGCACTACCTTCCTGCAGGCCAAGACGGCCAACGAGGTTCTTAAGGCGCAAGAGCGTCGCATTCGGCTGCAAAAGCTGAAGGGCGAGCTCATCGACCGGGCCCGCGCGCTGTCGCTGGTCTTCCGGCTCGCGCGGCAGGAACGCGATGTCTGGGTCAACTGGCCTGCGCGGGCGGCGGCGCTGATGGCGGCCGATCTGGGCGTTGAGCCTGCCGCGATGCAAAAGGTCCTGGAGAAACATGTCCGTGCCCAGCTCGACGATCTTGCCGAAGTCAAACCCGATCTCCGATGAGGACTTCGATGGCGCGGTGGAAATCCTGCGCGCCTGGGGCGCGGGCCTCACGCCGGATGCGGACCTGACCGTGTCTGAATGGGCGGACCGGCACCGAATGCTGTCCGGCCGCGCTTCGGCTGAGCCCGGGCGGTATCGCACGGCGCGTACGCCCTACATGGGCGAGATCATGGACCGGCTCTCACCCGGCGATCCGACGCAGCGGATCGTGTTCATGAAGGCGGCGCAGGTCGGTGCAACCGAAGCGGGCAACAACTGGATCGGGTTCGCGATCCACCAAGCGCCGGGCCCGATGCTGGCGGTCCAGCCGACTGTGGAACTGGCCAAACGCAACTCACGACAGCGGATCGACCCGCTGATCGACGAGAGCCCGGAACTGCGGGACCGGGTCAAACCGGCACGCTCGCGCGACGCAGGCAACACGATGCTGTCGAAGGAATTCGCGGGCGGCATCCTGATCATGACCGGGGCGAACTCGGCGGTGGGTCTCCGCTCGACCCCGGCGCGCTACATCTTCCTCGACGAGGTTGATGCCTATCCGGCCTCGGCCGACGAGGAAGGCGATCCGGTCACGCTGGCCGAGGCACGGTCGTTGACCTTCGCCCATAGGCGCAAGGTGTTCCTTGTCTCGACGCCGACCATTCGGGGGATGAGCCGGATCGAACGGGACTATGAGGCCAGCGACCAACGCCGGTTCTTCGTGCCATGTCCGCATTGCGGAGCGATGCAGTGGCTGAAATTCGAACGGCTGCGCTGGCACAAGGGACAGCCGGAAACGGCGGAATATCACTGTGAGGGCTGCGACACGCCTATCGCGGAGCATCACAAGACGGCGATGCTGGAGGCTGGTGAATGGCGGGCGACCGCTACGGCGGCAGATCCCAACACTGTTGGCTACCACCTCTCGGCGCTCTATTCGCCCATCGGCTGGCTCAGCTGGGAGCGGATAGTGCGAGCATGGGACGCAGCGCAAGGCTCAGATGAGGCGATCAAGGCGTTCCGCAACACGATCCTTGGCGAGACATGGGTCGAAACCGGTGAAGCGCCGGACTGGCAGCGGCTCTACGACCAGCGCGAACGCTGGAAACCGGGCATGATCCCAACGGGCGGGCTGTTCCTGACCGCCGGGGCCGATGTGCAGAAGGATCGGATCGAGGTCGATGTCTGGGCCTGGGGACGCGGGCTCGAAAGCTGGCTCGTCGATCATATCGTGATCGAGGGCGGGCCCGACCGGCATCAGGTTTGGGGCGACCTGACAGAACTGCTCGGTCGAACGTGGCCACATGAGCGCGGCGCGCACTTGAAGATCGCGCGGCTCGCCATCGACACGGGCTACGAAGCCCCGGCAGTCTACGGGTGGGCGCGCGCTCAAGTGTTCGCACAGGTATCGCCGGTCAAGGGCGTGGAAGGGTTCAACCGGGCGAGCCCGGTGTCGGGGCCGACTTATGTGGACGCGACCGAGGGCGGCAAGCGTCTGCGGCGCGGCGCCCGGCTCTGGACCGTGGCGGTGTCGACCTTCAAGGCCGAGACCTATCGCTTCCTGCGGCTCGAACGGCCGACCGAGGAGGACATCGCAGCCGGGGCGGCGTTCTCGCCCGGCACGGTGCATCTTCCGCATTGGGTCGAGAACGAATGGCTGAAGCAGTTCGTGGCCGAGCAACTGGTCACCGTGCGCACGAAACGCGGCTTCGCGCGGCTGGAATGGCAGAAGCTGCGCGAGCGGAACGAAGCACTGGATTGCCGGGTCTATGCCCGCGCTGCCGCCTGGATCGCGGGGGCAGATCGCTGGACGGATGAGAAATGGCGTGACCTCGAGGATCAGCTTGGCGTCGCCGACGCCTCTGCGGATCCCGCGGGGCAGATCAACAGGCAAGCACAGACGTCGCAAGGCAAACGCCAATCCGATTGGCTCGGACGGCGTGGGGGGTGGTTTTGATGACCGATTGGACGGAAACCGAATTGTCGGCGCTGCGCCGGGCCTATGCCAGCGGCACGACGCGCGTCAGCTATGACGGCAAATCCGTCGATTATGGCTCGGCCGAAGACCTGCTGGCCCGCATCCGCACCATCGAGCGGGCCATCGCGGGGACGACATGGCCAATGCCGATCGCCGGTCTCGCAGGCTACTCGCGCGGAGATCGGTGATGTCCGCAAACTGGTTTGACCACGCGATTGCCACGCTGGCCCCTCGCGCGGCCGCACGTCGCGTTCTTGCTCGACAGGCCTTCGAAACCCTGACGCGGGGTTATGATGGCGCGGCCAAAGGGCGGCGTACCGAAAGCTGGCGCGCACCGGGCACCTCGGCTGACACCGAAATTGGCGTGGCCGGGGCGCTGCTGCGCGACCGGATGCGCGATCTGGTCCGCAACAACCCACATGCGGCAAAGGCCGTGGCGGTGCTGGTGAACAACATAATCGGCGCGGGCATCATGCCGCGCGCCGCCAGCGGCAATGACAAGCTGGACCGGAAGGTCGATGCGCTCTTCGCGCAATGGTCGGACGCCGCTGACGCGGACGGTCAGCTCGACTTCTACGGCCTGCAGACGCTGATCTGCCGCGAGATGGTCGAGGCGGGCGAGGTGCTCGTGCGTCGGCGTCTGCGCCGTGCGAGCGATGGTCTGCCGGTGCCGTTGCAGCTGCAGGTGCTGGAGGCCGACTTCCTCGACGCCACCAAGTCCGGCGCACTCGGCGCAGGACGGCTGGTTCAAGGGATTGAGTTCGACCCGGTCGGCAAGCGCCGGGCCTATTGGCTGCATGCCGAGCATCCGGGCGACGCCTATGGCGCATTGCAGAACGGGTTGCAGAGCCGTCCGGTCCCGGCGACCGAGATCGCCCATGTCTACGAGAAGCAGCGCACGCAGGCGCGCGGCGTGCCATGGGGGGCACCGGTGATCCGCAGCTTGCGCGATCTAGACGACTACGAGGTGGCAGAGCTGGTCCGCAAGAAGACCGAGGCCTGCGTCACCGCCATCGTCTTCGGCGATGATGAGGCCCAGCAGGGCATCGCGCCCTCCGTGGTCGATGCCGACGGCAACCGGGTGGAGCAGTTCGAACCGGGGCTGATCGCCTATGCGCGCGGCGGCAAGGACATTCGCTTCAACCAGCCGTCGGCCACTGGCGGCTATGCAGAATACAAGCGCGCGAGCCTGCACACGATCTCGGCCGGGTTCCGGGTGCCCTATGAATTGCTGACCGGAGATCTGTCCCAGGTGAATTATTCCTCAATCCGGGCCGGACTGGTCGAGTTCCGCCGGATGATCGACGCCGTCCAGTGGCAGCTCTTCATTCCGATGTTCTGCGCGCCGGTCTGGCGCTGGTTCACCGAAGCCGCATGGGCAGCGGGGCAGATCCCGACACCGGACGTGCCGGTCGAATGGTCGCCGCCGAAGTTCGAGGCGGTCGATCCACAGAAGGATGCGATGGCGAACCTCTTCTCGATCCGCTCTGGCACCATGACGCTCGCGGAGGTGATCGCACGGCAGGGGCGCAACCCAGACGCGGTGCTGGCGGAGATCGCTGCCACCAACGCCAAGCTCGACGCGCTGGGGCTGGTGCTCGACAGCGATCCGCGCCGCGTCACCAAGACCGGCAGCGCCCAATCCAATGACGGGGCCAGCGACCCGACAAACGAACCGGCTGACGACGAGCCCACCGCCGATCCGGACACCGACCCGGCGCAGGCCGACCAACAGGACTGACCAACATGGACATGATGATCGAAATCCCGGCCTTGCGCCGGATGGCGGAGCTTGCGCCGAACTCAGCCGATACCGACACCCGCACCGTCGAGGTGATCTGGTCGGCAGGCGCTCGGGTTCGCCGGTCGACCCTCTTCGGAGAACCCTATGACGAGGAACTGAGCCTCGATCCAACCCATGTGCGGCTGGATCGGCTAAATGCGGGCGCACCGTTCCTGAAGGTGCATGAGGTCGACACGCTGGATGCCGTGATCGGGTCGGTCGTGCCAGGGTCCGCCCGCATCGAAAACGGTCGGGGCATTGCGCAGGTCCGGATCAGCGAGCGCGCGGACGTCGAACCGATCTGGCGCGACATCCAGGCGGGTCATATCCGTGCGGTCTCCATCGGCTATCAGGTCCACCGTTTCGAGGTCTCGAAACCCGAAGCAGCCCGCGAGCTTTGGCGCGCGGTGGACTGGACGCCGTTCGAGGTGTCCGCCGTGCCCGTCGGCGCGGACCCCGCCGCGGGGTTTCGCGCCCAATCCACCCTTCACGACTGCGTCCTTCATCGCCGGGACGTCCCACCCATCCAAACAGGAGCCATTCCGATGACGGACAAATCCAATGACCCGGCGAGCGACGCCGAAACCCAAGCGCAAAAGCCGACCGAGCCGATTGAAACCGAGGGCACCACGATGACTGAACCGAAACCGGCTGCGACAGAACCGATTGCCGCTGCCGTTGAGACCCGCGCGCAGCCACAATCGAAGAAGGCTGACACTGCCGCAGCACCCGACACCGAAGCGGTCGCGACCCGCGCGCGCGAAACCGAGCGTGATCGCGTCTCCACGATCTATGATCTGGCTGGACGTCTGAACCTCGAGCGCAGCTTTGCCGAGGATCTTGTGAAACGCGGCACCGATGTCGATGAGGCACGTCGCCTAATCCTCGATCAGGTGGCCGCCAATTCCGAGGAAACCCGCACCTTCAGCCAGGTGTCGATCCCGCTTGGCGGCCGCGATGAACAGGTCACGCGCCGCGACGCCGTCGCAAACGCGCTGCTGCACCGCTACAGCCCGACGCTCTTCCAGCTGGAGGACGCCGCCCGGCAGTATCGCGGCATGACGCTGATGGAACTGGCCCGCGAGAGCCTTGGCAACGCGGGGGTCAACACGCGGGGCCTCTCGCGCGACGAGGTGGCGACGCGCGCCCTGCACTCGACCTCCGACTTCCCCGAGATCCTGTCGGCGGTCACCAACAAGACGCTGCGGCAGGCCTACGAGGCCTATCCCCGCACCTTCATGCTGTTCTGCCGCCAGGTCCTCGCCACCGACTTCAAGGCCATGCACCGGGTTCAGCTCGGCGAGGCCCCGCAACTGCTCGAGGTGAGTGAAAGCGGCGAGTTCAAGCGTGGGACGCTGGGTGAGAGCAAGGAGAGCTACAAGGTCAAGACCTATGGCCGGGTGGTCGCCATCACGCGCCAGACGCTGATCAACGACGATCTCGACGCCTTCACGCGCATCCCGGCGATGTACGGCAACTCCATCGCCCAGTTGGAGTCGGATGTGGTCTGGGGCATCATCACCGCCAACCCGGCGATGGCCGATGGCAACGCCCTGTTCCACAGCAGCCACAAGAACCTCGCGGGCACCGGTGCCGCGCTGGCGGTGGATGCCGTCGGTGCGGCCCGGGCGGCGATGGCCAAGCAGACCGGCCTCGACAAGAAAACCGTGCTGAACGTACGCCCAGCCTTCCTGATCGTGCCCGCCTCGCTGGAGCTGAAGGCCGAGCAGATGGTCGCCCAGAACCTCGTGCCCGCAGCAACCTCCAACGTCGTGCCGCAGTCGATCCGCACGCTCGCGCCGATCAGCGAGCCGCGCCTTGATGCGGCCAGCGAGACCGCCTGGTATCTGGCCGCCAGCCCGAACCAGATCGACACCATTGAGTACGCCTATCTCGAGGGCCAGCAGGGCGCCTACATCGAGACCCGCAACGGCTTCGACGTCGACGGTGTCGAGATCAAGTGCCGCCTCGACTTCGGCGCCAAGGCAATCGACTGGCGCGGCCTCTACAAAAATCCCGGCGCATAAACCGGGCCATCCCTGACATGCCACCTCTGACGGGCGGTCCAATTGGGCCGCCCGATCCTGTTTGCAAAGGATCCCAAAATGAAAAACTATGTCCAACCCGGCAATACCATCACCCTGACTGCTCCCTATGCCGTGACCTCCGGCGACGGCTTGCTCGTTGGCTCCATCTTCGGAATCGCATCCGGAGACGCTGCCCTAAACGATCCTGTCGAAGCGGCTCTGACCGGCGTATTCGACCTCACCAAGGTTGGCTCGCAGGCCTGGGCAGTCGGCGCGAAGGTCTATTGGGACGACACCAACAAGGAAGCCACCAAGACCGCCACGGCGAATACGCTGATCGGAGTGGCCGTTGAGGCCGTGGCGGGCGGGGCCGGTGACACCATCGGACGCGTGCGCCTGAACGCGAGCTTCTGATGACTGCATTTGCCGCCGTGGTTGATGCGCTGTTCGCGGATCCGAACATCGGGCACGAAGCGGTCTACATCGCCGATGGCGGCGCGCCCGTTCTGGTGCGCGTCGTGTCACGTCAGGCGGATGCGATTACCGACTTCGGCGATGCGCGGCTCTGGTCCGAAACAACTCGGCTCGACCTAAGCGTGGCCGATGTCGCGAACCCGCGCCCCGGCGACCGCTTGGAAATCGACGGGGACGCGTTCCTTATCCAGGGGGAGCCCGTCCGCGACCGTGAGCGGCTCGTCTGGACTGTGGATCTGCGCCCGGCATGAAGCTGAAGCTCGACATCACGCCCGATCTCGTCGCCGCCATGGCCGCAGAGGTAAAGGCAGCCGAGAAGGCCGTCACCGCCGCCATGCGCGAGGCCGGGACCGGGTTGAAGTCTTCGTGGCGCACGCAGATCACCGGCGCAGGGCTCGGGCAACGGCTCGCCAACTCGATCCGCAACCAGACCTTTCCGCGCTCCGGCGAAAGCCTTGATGCCGCCGCGCTGGTCTGGTCCAACGCTCCGACCATTGTCGGGGCCCACGACACTGGTCCGCTGATCCGCTCGAAAGATGGGTTCTACCTCGCGATCCCGACCGAAGCTGCGGGTCGAGGCCTGCGCGGCGGACGGATAACCCCAGGCGAATGGGAGCGGCGGCGCGGTCTGCGCCTGCGGTTCGTCTATCGACGCCGAGGTCCGAGCCTGTTGGTGGCAGACCGCGCCCGGTTCAACAAACGTGGTCAGGCGGTGGCCTCGCGCGCGAAGACCGGCCGTAACCAAGTCACCGCTCCGATCTTCCTGCTGGTCCCACAGGTGAAACTGCCGAAGCGGCTTGACCTCGCGCGGGATGCCGAACGGGCGCTCGATGGCGTTCCGGGCTTGATCGTCGCGAATTGAATCGAGGAAAGACTTTGAGTATTCCTACCATGGCCTTGGTAAGTTGTGATCCATGACAAGATGATCGCTGAATGCCGCGTCTATTTTAGATGTTAGGTGTACAAAGTGTCCTCGGCATTCTTTCAATAATCCCAGCGTCAATCGCGCGTCCCCATTTTCGCCCCGTAGCCATGGAACGTTGTTTGGCAATTCGAACCCGTGCGCAATTGAATGGCGAACTAAGACCCAAGTGTTAGTGCGCCGCCGAACTTCATTAGAGTCCCATTGTCGTCGACCTTGTCGCCATTCCCAAGAGGGCCAAGGATTGAAACCAAGTGAATCAAGGTAGAGATCGCGGGTGTTGACATCGTTCGGAGTGTTGAACTTCTTGATCGAGCTGGCTAGTTGCGCGCGCCTCATGTTGAATGTCTGAAGTGCCCAACTTGGAGCAGCGGCTGCTGGATCTTGAAGGTTTGCAGCAATAGCATCTAGAGCCTCTAGTAGCACTTTTTCATTATATGCCTGCCAAGCAGCAACGGTCAGGACAACACCAGCACGGTGAAGCGCGTCCTGTTCGTGACGTCTTCCCCTTCCGGTTTGCAGTTTCCCATGAATGGAAATCAGTTGATCTACGAGCACGAGTTGCTCAGAGAACTTGGTAAGTGCTTCCGACATAGAAAATCGCCTCAATTCCTTGTCGAAACGTTGTCGAGAAGCGCGGCTGGGTCAATAAATAAGGACTCATCGCTGGAGAAATAGATGCCTGCACCCCGCGAAACTATCCTCACCGCGCTGCACGCGCAGCTCTCGGCGCTGGCCGCTACCACCCTGCGCGGTGAGATGCTGCCCGAGCGCGTGCCGGCCGGAGGTCTGCTGATCCTACGCGATGGCGAGCCGGGGGAGCCCGAGGTCACGCTTTCGCCGCTCGCGTACCACTACCAGCACCGCGCCGAGATCGAGGCGGTCGTGCAGGGCACCGACCGTGACACCGCCTTCGACACGCTGACCGCCAGCGTTGGCGCGGCGCTCGCCGCTGACCGCACGCTGGGCGGGCTCTGCGACTGGGTCGAGGCCGAAGCGCCACGGCCCGTCGATCTGCCCGTCGAGGGCGCGGCGAGCCTGAAGGCCGCTGTGATCCCGGTGGTGCTGCACTATTCAACGGCTGATCCGCTCAGCTGATCCCGACAACCCGAGGAGAACACCATGGCACGAGCCCAAGGGGCGCGGGCGCAGATGGCGCTTGCGTTCGAGACGACCTATGGAACACCGCCGGTGGGCGGTTTCACCAAGATGCCCTTTGCCAGCACCTCGCTGGGGGCGGAACAACCACTTCTCAATTCCGAATTGCTGGGTTATGGCCGCGATCCGCTGGCACCGATCAAGGACGCGGTGACGGCCGATGGCGATGTCGTCGTACCGCTTGACGCCGAGGCCTTCGGGTTCTGGCTGAAGGCGGTTTTTGGTGATCCAACCACGACCGGCACCGGCCCCTGGACGCACGAGTTTCAGTCGGGTTCTTGGACACTGCCCAGCATGTCCATCGAGACAGGCATGCCCGAGGTGCCGCGTTACGCGATGTATTCCGGCTGCGTGCTCGACCAGATCAATTGGCAGATGCAGCGCTCGGGGCTCCTGACCGCGACGGCGCGGCTGGTCGCGCAGGGCGAGACGGTTGGAACGACGACCAGTGCAGGCACGCCTGCCGCTCTTGAATTGCAGCGCTTTGGCCATTTCAACGGAGCAATCACCCGCAACGGCTCCGCCCTCGGCAACGTCGTTTCGGCCGACATCACATATGCCAACAACCTCGACCGCATCGAAACTATCCGTTCGGACGGTCGCATCGACGGCGCGGACCCGTCCATTGCGGCTCTGACCGGCTCCATCGAAGTGCGGTTCGCCGATCAGACACTGGTGACACAGGCGATCAATGGCGATCCCTGCGAGCTCGAGTTCGCCTACGTGCTGCCCTCGGGCGAGAGCTTCACCTTCACTGTGCACGCCGTCTACCTGCCGCGCCCGCGCATCGAGATTTCCGGGCCGCAGGGCGTGCAGGCGACCTTCGACTGGCAGGCCGCGCGCGACAGCACCGTCGGCCGGATGTGCACGGCGACCCTGATCAACGACATAGAGGTGTATTGACGATGCTGACGCTCGACCTGACGAATGAACCGCGCTGGCACGACCTTGCGTCTGGCGTCCGGGTGCAGCTGCGCCCGCTGACCACCGCGCTGATGGTGGCGACGCGCAGCGATCCGGCTGTCGAGGCGGTTCCCGAGGAGGCTTCCGACGAGGAACGCGCCGTGGCCTTCGCGAAGGCTCTGGCCCGGCGGGCGGTGCTCGCCTGGGACGGCATCGGCGACGCGAACGGCGAGCCGATCGATCCCAGCCCCGAGGCCATCGACGCGCTGCTCGATGTCTGGCCTATCTTCGAGGCCTTCCAGCTGACCTACGTTTCCAAAGGCCTGCTGCTGGAACAGGAAAAAAACGTCTCCGCGCTCTCGCCGAATGGTCCTTCGGCGGGGGCGAGCGATACTGCGACGCCTGCTCACCCTACGAGGGCCGCGAGCAAGCCTGCCCGGACTGCCCGGCGCGGCTGAACCGGCCCCTGACGCATGAAGGCTGGCAGGTCTGGGACCTGGTCGGCCGTCTCGGAGGTCAGCTGCGCGTCCTGCCTGGCGCGGTGATCGGCTGGGACATGTCGGCTTCGCTCGCGCTCGGGGACGCGCTCGGCGTGCCGCCGCTCGCCATGGCCGAACTGCTACCTGTCATCGAGGCGGTGATGGTGGCCAAACTCAACGAACAGATGGAACGCTCCAATGGCTGAAAAACGTGTATCCGTCCGCCTCGCTGCGGTCGGCGGAAGGCAGGTCCGCGCCGAGCTCGAAGGCGTCGGCGAAGCTGGTGCCAGAGGCTTTGGCCGATTGAGCCGCGAGATGGAGGCGGCCAATGCCCGTCTCGCTGGGTTCGCACGGCGGGTGCGGGTTGCGGCAGCCGCCGCCGTCGCCGCAGCCACGGCTGCGGGTGTCGCCATGGTGCGGTCCGGCCTGCAAACGGTGGATGCGCAGGCCAAGCTCGCCCAGTCCCTCGGGACCACCGTCGCCTCGATCCAGACGCTGGAGCGTGCGGGCGAGTTGGCGGGCGTGTCCATGTCCGGGATCGAGCAGGCGACCAAGGATCTGACGCGCCGTCTGAGCCAGGCGGCCGCCGGGACCGGCCCCGCCGCCGACGCGCTCGACCGGCTTGGACTCTCGGCCAGCGAGCTGATCGCCCTGCCGCTGGACCAGCGCGTCGGCGCGATCAACGCCGCCATCGAGGATTTCGTGCCCGCTGCCGAACGAGCGGCGGTCGCGGGTCAGCTCTTCGGCGAGGAAGGCTCCATCGCCATGTCGCGGATCGACACCGCGACGCTGCGCCAGGCGACCGAGGACGTCCTCGCCTTCGGTGTCGTCGTCTCCGAACAGGACGCCGACCAGATCGAGCGGACGAACGATGCGATCTCGCGCCTCGGTCTGATCTGGCGCGGGCTGTCGAACCAGCTAGCGGTCGCTGCAGCCCCTGCGCTGGAAGCCGTCGCCAACGCCATGGCGGCGGTCGCCAGCCGCACCGGCCCGCTCGGCATCGGGATCCGCGGTCTCTTTGACAACATCGGCCGCCTGACCACCTATGCCGCCACCTTCGCGGCCTTTCTCGCGGGCCGCTGGGTGGCTGGCATGGCCGCTGCAGCGCTTTCGGTCCGTGGCCTAGCCACGGCGCTCGTCGTCCTGCGCGGCGCGCTGATCCGCACTGGCATCGGAGCCGTGATCGTCGGTGCGGGCGAGCTCGTCTATCAGTTCACCCGCCTCGTCTCCGGAGCGGGAGGATTTGGCGAAGCGATGTCGCTCCTGAAGGACGTCGCCGGCGAGGTCTGGGACCGCATCAAGATGGGGGCTGCTGCAGCCGGAGCTGCGGCCACGGCGATGTTCTTCGATCTGAAGGCCGATGCGGCGTCGGGCATGCAGAGCGCCATCGAAAGCGTCGTGGCATTTGGAAACACGGCTGCGAACACGTTTGAGGGCACCTACGAGGCGATCAAGGCGACTTGGGGAATGCTGCCCGCCGCCATCGGCGACCTGGCTTTCCAGGCGGCCAACAGCCTGGTCGACGGCGTCGAGGCGATGCTGAACGGCGTGGTCTCGCGCATAAACGGCTTCATTGGCGGCATCAACCAGGGGCTGGAGGCACTCGGCTCCGAGCGGCGCATCTCGATCATCCCCGATCTCGAACTGGGCCAGATCGAGAACCTGTTTGAGGGCGCAGCGACCGCCGCGACCACAGCCGCACAGAGTGCCTTTGACCGCGCTTTTGAGGATAACCCGCTTTCCGCACCCGATCTTGGGCTCACCGCGGCGGCCAATACTGCACTCGCCACGGCCAACACATATCGTGGCGCGGCCCGCGATCTCGCCGAGGGGGCACGTGCGCCGCTCGCCAGTTGGCAGGCGTTGCGCGATGCGGTGCGGGGCAGCGATGAAGGTGGCGCGGACGCGCTGACCGAGGCGACCAACGCAGCTGACCGCTTTGGGACAGCCCTTGGTGATGCCGGACGCGCCGCTGCCGGTGCGGGCGCAGCGGCCGGGGCTGCAGCGGCCGCCGCCGAACCCAATACCGAAGCCGCCGTCACCGGCTGGCAGGCGGTCAACGCTGCACTTTCCGACTATGCCAGCAGGGCCCGCGATATTGGCGGTGATATCGGCCAGGCGCTGGTTGGTGCATTTCAGTCGGCTGAGAATGCGGTCGGCGAGTTCGTGAAGACCGGCAAGCTGGATTTCCGCGACCTCGTCACCTCGCTGCTGGCCGATCTTGCGAAGCTGGCGGCGCGTCGGTTCATCCTGGGGCCGATCGCCAATGCGCTTTCCGGCGCGCTTGGGCGCGCGGGTGGTATCTTCGCGAACATCCTGCATGCGGGCGGCATCGTCGGATCGGCCGGGCCTTCGCGCACGGTCCCGGCCATGGCGTTCGCCGCTGCGCCTCGGATGCATGGCGGTGGCATGGCCGGACTTCGCCACGACGAGGTCCCGGCCATCCTGCAGCGCGGCGAACGGGTGCTGTCGCGGCAGGAGGCGCAATCGTATGGCGGCGGCGGTGGGGTCAACATCACCATCATGGCCCGTGACGCCGAGAGCTTCCGGCAATCGAGGACGCAGGTCGCGGCGGACATCGCCCGCGCCGTATCGCTCGGGCGTAGGGGCATATGATGGCGTTTCACGAGGTCCGGTTTCCCAACGACATCAGCCGCGGCGCGCGCGGCGGGCCGGAGCGGCGCACGCAGATCGTCGAACTGGCCAGCGGCGACGAAGAGCGCAACGCCAGCTGGGCGAACAGCCGTCGGCGCTATGATGTGGCCTACGGCATCCGCCGCGCCGACGACCTAGCGGCGGTGGTCGCCTTCTTCGAGGCGCGCAACGGTCGGCTGCATGGCTTCCGGTTCAAGGACTGGGGCGACCACAAGTCCTGCCTGCCTTCGGGCACACCGGCGCCGACCGACCAGATCATAGGCACGAGCGACGGCACGACGACCGTTTTCCAACTGGTGAAGCGCTACGCCTCGGGCAGCCAGATATGGCCTCGGACGATCACCAAGCCCGTAGCCGGCACGGTGCGCGTCGCCCTCAATGGCGCGGAACAGTTGGGCGGCTGGTCCGTCGACACAACCACTGGCGTGGTGACCTTCGACACCACCCCAACGGCGGACGTCGCCATCACCGCGGGCTTCGCCTTCGACGTGCCGGTCCGCTTCGACACAGACGCGCTCGACGTGACGCTCGACCTTGAGCGACTCGGCTCGATTACCTCCATTCCTCTGCTGGAACTGCGCCGATGAAGACCCTCGATCCTTCACTGCAGGCGCATCTCGACGACGGCACGACGACGCTCGCCTGGTGCTGGCGGATCACGCGGCCCGATGGCGTGACTTGCGGCTTCACCGATCACGACCGGACGCTGAGCTTCGACAGCACCGATTTCGAGCCCGAGAGCGGGCTCACGGCGTCCGAGGTCCGCTCTGGCTCGGACCTGTCGGTGGATGCGCAGGACGCCGAGGGCGTGCTGACCTCCGACCGGATCACCGAGACCGACATCCTCGACGGCCGCTGGGACAACGCCGAGGTCGAAGTCTGGCGCGTGAACTGGGCCGATACGAGCCAGCGGGTGCTGATGCGTCGAGGCGCCATAGGCCAGATCCGGCGCGGGCGACTGGCCTTCGTGGCCGAGGTTCGGTCATTGGCTCACGTGCTCGGGCAGACGGTGGGACGGACCTTCCAGGCGACCTGCGAT